CTGACCAAGGCGCGGCTATGGGGCGGCGCAGCGATCTTCATCGGCACAGGCGAAACTGACACCAGCAAGCCTCTGGTACCCGAGCGCGTCCAGGCCGGCGGCATCAAGTATCTGACGGTGATGAGCCGGCGCGACCTGTCGGCAACCGAGCAGGATCGTGACGTCATGTCACCGAACTACGGCAAGCCCAAGGCCTACCGGCTCGGCGGCAGCGCGATCGAGATTCACCCGTCCCGGCTGGTGATCTTCACCGGCGCCGACATCCCTGACCAGGACCTGGCCAGCGGCAACCAGTTCGGGTGGGGCGACTCGGTCCTGCAGGCCGTGTTCGAGGCCATCCAACAGATCGACAGCACCATGGCCAACGTGGCCAGCCTCATCTTCGAAGCGAAGGTCGACGTGATCCGTATCCCCGACTTCATGCAGGGGATGCAGGACCCGAAGTACGAGAAGCTGGTGTTGGAGCGCATGCGTTTGGCGGCCATGGCGAAGGGAATCAATGGCACCCTGATGCTGGACAAGGACGAGGAGTACGACAGCAAATCGGCGAACTTCGGCACGCTGCCGGACATCATGGACCGCTTCATGCAAGCGGGCTGCGGCGCTGCCGATATTCCGGCCACCCGCATGCTCAGCCAGTCCCCCGCCGGCATGAACTCAACCGGCGAGGCCGACCTGCGCAACTACTACGACCGCATCCAATCCAGTCAGGAGCTCGACATTACGCCGGCCATGTCGGTACTGGACGAGTGCCTGGTGCGGTCCGCGCTGGGCAGCCGACCGCCGGAGATCCATTACGTCTGGAACAGCCTCTGGCAGACCACGGCGAAGGAGCGGGCGGACATCGGGAAGATCACCGCCGAGACTATCAAGACAATCGCCGAGACAAGGCTCTTCCCCGAGGACGCGCTCAGCAAGGCTGCCGAGACCCTGCTGGTCGAGAACAGCGTGATGCCCGGTCTGGAGTCGGCGCTGGAGGAGTTCGGCTCCGAAGTGCCCGAGGGCGAGCAGGACGAGGAGGGAGGCAACGCATCGTCCGCCCAGGCGCTGAACGACGCGGCACCTCGCACGCTGTACGTCTCGCGCCGGGTGCTGAACGCCGGCGCGATCATTGACTGGGCTAAGGACCAGGGCTTCGAGACCACGCTCCCGGCCGACGACCTGCACGTCACCATCGCCTACAGCCGGACGCCCGTCGACTGGATGAAGGTCACCCAGGCCTGGACGGTCAAGCCGAATGGGAACCTGACCTGTTCCGCCGGCGGCCCGCGCCTGGTCGAGCAGTTCGGCAAAGGGGCTGTGGTTCTGCTGTTCAACTCCTCTGACCTGACCTGGCGGCACGTCGAAATTCGCGATGCCGGTGCCAGTTGGGACTGGCCGGACTACCAGCCCCACATCACCTTCACCTACCAGACCGGCAGCGTCGACCTTGACCAGGTTGAGCCGTACCGCGGCGTCATCGAGCTCGGCCCGGAAATCTTCGAAGAGGTCGAGGCCGGCTGGGCAGACAACATCCGAGAGGAATGACATGGATACCTTCATCCAACCCAAGATCACCGGCTACCGCCAGCTTACCGAGGCTGAAGCCGCCCTCATGAACGAGATCAAGGCCAAAGGCGTCGAGCTGGGTGAACTGGTCGAGAAACTTCGCCAGACCCCCGATCTCGATCCTCGCTGGATTGCGATCGGCACCACCGATCTGCAGACAGGCCTGATGGCGCTAACCCGCGCGGTAGCCCGCCCCACCACCTTCTGATCGCCTGGCGGATCACCGCCGAGGAAATCCCATGCTCCTTCACGACTCCGTGTCGGTGTCCGGTGTTCGCCGGACCGCTGACGGCTACCTCGTGGCCGATGCCCGGGTAGCGCGCACTGGCATCCAGGAATACCTGGGTTCCGAGGTCGGCAAGCCCGACATGCCCATTGTCCGCGTGTACCGGCCGCCCGAATCGGTGTTCCACAAGGACGCCATGCACTCTTACGCCTACCGCCCCATGACCAACGGCCATCCACCAGGCGGCGAGGTGAACGCCAGCAACTGGAAGGAACTGGCCGTGGGCCAGACAGGTGGCGAAGTGCTGCGCGATGGCGATTTCGTCCGCGTGCCCTTGGTGCTGATGGATGCCGACGCCATTCGCGATTACGAGGACGGCAAGCGCGAACTGTCGATGGGCTACAGCGCCGAGGTGATCTTCAAGGATGGCGTCAGCCCGGAAGGTGAATCGTATGACGCCTATCTCGGCCCCATGAAGATGAACCACCTCAGCCTCGAGGATCGAGCTCGAGGAGGCGAGCAACTGCGCATCGGGGATTCGCGCACCCCCGGCGCCAAGAAACCTGCGCAAACAACCCCCACAGGAGGCCATGACATGGCTGATGCACTCCGCAAACTCCTGGTCGATGGCCTCACGATCGAGACCACCGAGCAGGGCGCCCAGGTCGTCGAGAAGCTGCAGAAGCAACTCGGCGACGCCGGGGCGAACCTCAAGACCATCCAAGACGCCCACGCCACCGCGATGGCAGCGAAAGACGCCGAACTGGCGAAGAAGGACGCCGAAATCGATGGGCTGAAGGCCAAGGTACTGAGCGACGCCGACATCGACAAACTGGTGCGTGAGCGCGCCGACCTGATCGCCAGCGCGATGCTGATCGCTGACGGCGACTATGCCGGCAAGTCCGCCGCCGAGATCCGCAAGGCGGCTGTCGTGGCCAAGCTGGGAGACGCCGCGATCAAGGACAAGCCGGAGGCGTACATCGCCGCCCGCTTCGACATCCTGCTCGAGGATGCCGCCAGTAACGACCCGGTGCGTGTCCACCTGAAGCAACAGGACAGCAAGCCGACGAACCCGGCTGACAACGGTCAGGCGGCCTACGAGGCCCGTGTTAACGGCGCCTGGAAAGGAGGTGACAAATAATGCCCGCCGTTCAAACCACCTACAACGCGAACATCCGCCCCGGCCTGCCGGGAATGATCGTCGACGAAGTCCCGAAGACCCTGATCTCACGCACTGTCGAGGCCTCTGCTGGCCTGGCGTTCGGCATCCCGGTCATGCAGGGAACCGCCGACAAGGCCGGCCGTGCGCCGACTACTGGCGATACCGCCGCGAAGTTCGTCGGCATCAGCGTCCGCGACCGCTCCGTCAAGGCCGAGGCTAACCAGTACAGCCAGTACGAGTCGGCCCGCGTCATGACCGAGGGCGCCATCTGGGTGACCGCTTCCGTGCAGGTTGCCGCAGGCGATCCGGTCTACTTCGTGCCGGCCAGCGGCGCCTGGACCAACGTCGCGACCGACAACGTGCAGGTTGCCGGGGCGCGCTTCGACACCAGCACCACTGGCACCAATCAACTCGCTCAAGTCCGCCTGGGCTAAGGAGAAACCATGAGCCGATTCAAGCTGCTCGACGCCCAGGCCGCCCTGGGCTTCGTGGTCTCGCAGACCACCTACATCGAGCGCCAGGTCAACGAGATCGTCTACCCGGATATCCAGTATCCGCAACTGATCCCGGTCGACACCTCGGCGCCCGAGTGGATCAAGACCGTCACCTTCTACTCCGCCGACAAGGTCGGGAAGGCCGACTGGGTCAACGGCAACGCCGACGACCTGCCGCTGGCCAGCACCGAGCGCTCGAAGTTCGAGTCGAGCGTGCACATGGCTGCCATCGGCTATGGCTATGGTCTGGAAGAGATCAGCCAGGCGCAGATGCTCGGCATCAACCTGACCGGTGACGATGCCGCCGCCGCGCGTCGCGCCTACGAGGAGTTCGTGGACCGCGTAGCCCTGGCGGGTGACGCGTCCAAGGGCTTCAGTGGCCTCTTCAACTACCCGGGTGTTACCGCGGGCTCCGCCGTCACCGGGAACTGGGAAACCGCCACCGCCGACCAGATCCTGGCCGACGTGAACACCGCGCTGACCCTCCAGACGCAAGGCACGCTGTTCACCGCGTTCTCCGACACCCTGCTGCTGCCTTACGCGAAGTTCCTGCTGATCGCCACCCGCAAGGTGAACGAACAGGGTCTGGAGACGATCCTCACCTATCTGCAGAAGAACAACGTCTACACCGCCACCACTGGTCGCCCGCTCACCATCCGCGGCCTGAACGGCCTGGATGCCGCAGGCGCCGGCGGCACCGCGCGCATGGTCAGCTACCGCCGCGATCCGTCGGTGCTGAAGATGCATATCCCGATGCCGCACCGCTTCCTGCCGGTGTACCAGGCCGGTCCGATCCGCTGGGAAGTTCCCGGCATCTTCCGCCTCGGTGGCGTGGATATCCGTCGTCCGGCGGAAGTTCGCTACACCGACGGCATTTGACGGGGGTGGACCATGGCGCTCATCACCAATACCAACCGCATCACCCCCATCGGCCTGCCGAGCGGTACCGTCATCCCGCCGGGCGCGTCTGTTGACGTGCCCGAGTGGGACGATATCAAGGACCGCAAGAACCTCGCCTTCTACGTGGTCACCGGCGTGCTGGTGGTCGAGGGCGGCGTGCAGAGTGACGGCCAGGGCGGCGAAGAGGCGTACCGCCAGCAACTGTTCGCCGAGCTGAAGGCCCTGGGCGTGAATGCCGGCGCCAACAGCAAGACCGAGACCCTGGTTTCGAAACTGGCAGAGGTCAAGGCCAAGGCCACGCTGCCCGCTGACGAAGCGGCTCAGAAACAAGCGCTGATCGAGCAACTGGCCGCCCTCGGAGTGCCGGCTGGTCCTGATGCCTCTCTGGAGGAACTCCAGAAGGCCCTGGCCGACAAGCAGACCGAGCAGCAGTAATACCCGCCTCATGGATGGTCGACCGGGCCAGGATGGCCCACCTATTCGAGAACGATGATGGCCGACTTCTACGGAACCGTGGCTGGTGCTGATGCCTACCACCATGCCCGGGGCAATGCCGCCTGGGCGGCTGCTGCTGAGGCCGACAAGGAAGCAGCTCTGGCCCGGGCATCAGCCTACATCGACGGCCTCGGCACCCAGCAGCCGGCCTCTGAATGCGTGCTGGTCTTTCCTGGCAAGAAAGCCGGAGGGCGAGCCCAAGCACTGCAATGGCCGCGCGCAGGCGCCGTTGACCGTGACGGGGAGCCCGTTCCGGCTGATGAGGTGCCGCGGGAGGTCGAGCAGGCCACCTACGAGGCCGCGCTGCGCGAACTGTTGAAGCCCGGCAGCCTGAATCCGGACTACGTTGCGACCACCGCGGTGAAACGCGCCAAGGTCGGGCCGCTCGAAACCGAGTTCTTCGGCCCAGCCGAAGGCGACGAGCAGCCCAACAAGCCCTTCGTCGGGGTCATCAACGATCTCTTGGCGCCGATCATGGTGTTGCGGTGCCCGATGCCAGCGGTATTCACGGTATGACCGAAGCCGAGATCCTGCGCGCAATCGAGGGAAAGGAGCCGGCGTTGCAGAGGGCGTACCTGGACCGGGTCAGGTCGGTGACGGATACCGCTGTCGTGGCTGAGATCGAGCGCTACATCAACGAGCAGGATGAGGATTCCATTGTCTCGGTGCTGTCGCTGGGGTTGCTGGCGGTGTTCCTGGAGCAACTGCGGTCCACCTACCTGGCCGGCGCGACCCTCGAAATCAAGTTTTTCCCGGGACGGCCGGTCCCGGAGTTCGACCCTGTAGGCCCGGGGCCGTCGACCTGGTTATCGGAGCACGCCCGCGTCCTGCAGCGCGACATCGATGATGCTACGCGCCTGGCTGTCCGCCACACGATCCAGATGGCCGATCTCCTGGGCCGCCCGCCGCGCGCGACAGCACTCGATATCGTCGGCCGGCGAAGCCCGCAGACCGGGCAGCGAACTGGAGGAATCACCGGACTCTCCGGCAACTACGCCCAGGCAGTGGCCAACGCCCGCGCCCAGTTGCTCAGCGGGGACCCTGCGCAGATGCGCCAGTACCTGACACGCACTCGCAGGGATCGGCGGTTCGACAGGTTGGTTGAGCGAGCCGTCGAGGCGCGTCGCCCGGTCCCGTCGGCGGATGTCGATCGCATCGTAGGCCGCTATTCCGAGCGACTGCTGCGGACCCGTGCCGAGCAGATCGCCGCGACTGAGGCACACGACGCCTTCAGCGCCGGACGGGATCAGGTCTACGAGCAACTTGTCGCCAATGGACTGGAGCGCAGCAGAGTCCTGAAGACCTGGCACAACGTCGGCGACAACCGC